TTTAAGAATCATAAGATGAATACTAAACTTTCCCCCCCCGAGCATAGCGATGCTCAAAATCCCGGATCTGCTAGGAGTGGCAGATCCGCATCCAGCAGATGCGTGCAAACCGACGCCGGCCAAGCAGTGCCAATAACCAAATGTGGACCTGTGAGGCTAGGCAACTCTCCAACACTTAGGCGTTGGGGCCGGCTCCTCACTAAAAAGTGGATTGGTAGTGACCTCATTAAGAGGAGTGAGCTGGCCAGCAAGCATCGACGCGCCCCGCCGGACTATAAGGACCTCCTAAACCGGCAATTGGTCTCTGTAGACGTGTTTAAGGCCAACTCCAAACATACCCATCCGTCAGCTGGGGCGTTGCGCACTGCAACCGCCGCCGCGATGGAAGACGTCATTGTAGCTGCCGGTTTTACACCGTACAGCGTCTCAATGTCGAAACGGGATAGGTATGATGGATGTAGGTATTATTACATGGCTAAGGATCTCGACAAGAACTTCAGGAACGACTTGTTGACCGATAAACACGTGCTGATGTTCATTGACGTTGACTACTATTGTGATATTAACGAATATCTGCGTTATGGCCTCCCCATGCTTCTGTACACATTTGTGCCTACAGAAGCTGCAGGCCAAGCGCTCGATTGCCGTTATCACTTTGTAGACAACCTCGTGAACTACAGCGTGTCGGGTGGAGCCACCTATGTACATCCTCTTTGGAAGTATGAAGGTGACTCTATCCTAGTGCGTGGTATCCATGGTAACATGATACTATACAACATCGAGCAACATGTTCTGTCTGCAGATCCTACCAGGCGCGTAGTGGGCTTTTATCCCACTGCATACTTTCCCCGCCACACGTGCTCACGCCGCGCCGACCCCCCTATTGGACGATTCAAACCGTGCAGTGGAGGTGTCACGATCGTGCGCAACGTTGTGGGAGGGACTGTATCGATTGCACCCCCCCTCGGGACTAGTAGCGCGACGATTCCAGAAATGGTATTTGACGCGTTGCGAACCCGTCGGAAGTACTCCAAGAACCCCGCTATAAGCGACGTAGAACGCATTCTTGTGTCTCAACGCATAGAGCAGGCTGCATTACTTGCACCGCTGCTCTTTGACGTGTTAGAAGCGGTCGGTGGCGACACAGTCGTTAACACATCTACCATTCCTGTACATGGATTCCAGACCACCAAGGGTCTAGTCCATGAGGATGGCAAGACTGTGGGAATGGCTACGACACCTCCGATCGTAACTGCACCCGCCGTTGTCCCGGTCAAGTCGTATAATAACGACGTTGCCACTATTGCTGGTCGAGTCACCGCGTGTATAAACACCGCGAAAACTCCCACTAGCTGGCATGGCTATGATAATGAGCTGTTGCAGTTTCTAATCCCTACCCCTGGGCAGGGAGTACCCATCACGGTTGAAGAAGTCAACGCTAAGCAGACTAAGCCCGCACAAAAGGGCAGAGCTGCTATAGTGGCTGCCTCTTTGACCAATGGGTATAAGAACACCGTCAAGGCCTTCATTAAGGCAGAGGCATACAATGCACCTACCGACCCGAGGAACATCAGCACGGTCGACACAGCACATCAGATCCTCTACAGCACGTATACGTATCCTTTTAAGGACACTGTGTTGAAGAAGTATCCATGGTTTGCGTCGTCCATGACCCCCTCGGAAATAGCCACCCGCGTCAAGCACATGATGTCCTATCCTGATGGAGTGATCGTCTCTGATTACTCTCGTCTCGACGGACACATATCTGACGACGACAAACGGTTCAAGGAGAAAGCGTATATGCGCTGGTGCAGCCCTAGCTACAAGGTACAGTTGAAGGAAATATTGCAGAAGGATAGGCCTGCGAAAGGGTCGACAGCGAATGGCGTGGTTTATGAGCCCGGGACCTCACAGCTAAGTGGTTCACCGGGGACCACCAACGACAATAATCTGGTAACTCTTCGCCATGATTATATCGGTCTACGCCAGCTAGGACAGACGCCCAAGGTGGCGTGGAAGAATCTTAACACTTGGGTGTTAGGTGCATCCGATGACAGACTCCGGGCCAACATACCCGGGTACGCAAAGGTCCTCGAAGAGGTAGCTGCAAAATTGGGCCACAAGCTAAAATCTGATGTTTTACATCCCCTGGATGGTGACTTAGTCACCTTCCTGGGGCGTGTATACGTCAATCCAGCCTGTGACACAACAATGCAAGACCCCGTGAGAACTTTGCCAAAGCTTCATCTGAGCATGGCCCCCACGGGCACCTCGATCGAGCAGGCAGCCTTTAACCGGGCTACTGGGTATATGGTTACGGACGCCAAGACCCCCATCATAGGGGCGTATTGTCGTGCCGTGCTTCGCATACTGAAGGAGACCCACCCCGACCTTACATACAAGAGCGGGGTCGAGGACTATCGAACTACGCGCGGCCCGTATCCTCAGGAAGATGTGGATAGCCTGTTGTCAGCGATGTGCAAGTTGTTAGATTTAAGTGCGGACGAGGTCCACACCATTGAGTCGAGCTTGGACTCTGCCAAGACGTTAGACGAGATTGGGGATGTCAAGTGGGGTAATGACCACTTGTTCAAGCCCAAGATCGAAAGCGTCGTGGCAGGTGAGATCCTGCAGCCCGACCTTCCACCCTCCGATTTAAAATGCCCCTCTCAAGTGACAACTACCGAGACATGTGCAACGCCCGCGATACTTGGCACACCAAGTTCAGCGGACACCTCCGACAAGCAGTGCAAGGCGCCATCGCCAAGCACAAGCACTTCCACCAACACCAAGCGTTCTCAGCGCCGGTCGAAAGGAAAGAAGTCGAAGAAGCCGTCAAAGTCCTCGAAGACATCTTCGGACGAAATCGTAGTGGTCACTGCGGAAGTGCATCCAACACCCCCGCGAAATCCTAGCCACAACAATGACCCGCAGAAAGCCGAATGCCCGTCGCAACCCCGCTCCTCCCCAGCCCGTAAAAAGGGCAAAAGGAAGCGTCGCTCGCCGAAGACGTCAGCCAAAACATCTGGCGATGTCTAAAGCGGGCCGCGATTTCCTTAAGTGTGCATTTGCTGCTCCGGATTTTAA